TGGCTGCGTCTATAACAAAGTCAGGCAGCCCTGCAAAACCCCTATTCAGTGCTGAAACGCCCTCAGTAGCAACTGCGCCCATTACTCCAGGGTCGGCTAGTGGTTGTGTTTCACGTGGAACAGGTTTGGCTGTAGCAAGATTAAAGCCAGATTTAACCGGCTTTGCCGTTGATAAATCAAAAGCCATCAGATTTCCTCAATACGTCCATCAGGGTATACCCATGCTTGGTTGCCGTCTGCATCTTCCATTAACTCCCTTTCGCCGCCGGGTGATACTTGCTGAGTTGGGCCTGCTTGCTCTCTAGTCAATTCGCCCCCCATTTGGAAGTTTAAAGCCCTGCGTATTTCTTCTGCGCCGGTAGTGTCTCTACTTTCTTCTGCGGCTCTAAGACCTCGCTCAGCTACTCTGGTAGCAACAGAAAGCGCGTTTCTAAGTAAACGCTTGTTAGTTTCTGGGTTTCTGCCAAATGAAGCCTCTATGGCTTTTAATGAGTTACCTTCTTCAGCCGTAAACGCTGCACCAAAAGTGGCTCTTAATTGGGTTAAAACCGCTTTACCCAAAAGGTTAGACAATTCACCAGCTTCAGGGTCTTCAATACCTAGAGACTGCATAAATGCTAACTGAGTAGCGGAAAGCCGATCTGTATTAACACCAGACTCAAGCAAAGCAAGCGCCTGATTTATTGACGCTGTTGAATCGGCGGCAATCTGCCCCTCAAGTACCGCGTCATTCAAACGCCCAGCAACGTTTTTGCCCGTCTGCTCCTCTTGGGCAATAGTTCGCTTATCCTCGCCAACTGTGTCAGCAGTAACCTCTAGTCCGTTTTTGGATACAGGCATAGCCTCGTTTGTTGTTGGATTTACAATATGCGGAACGCCGCCAATAGTAACAACTCGCGGAGTCTGTAATGTGCCAGGCTTGGGCGCTAAGTCGTTTTCTATCAACTGAGCTTGCTGCAACTGTTCAGGGGTTAAACCAGCCGTTCGGTCTGCTCGCTCCTGCACAGATGTAGGCCGACCACTGCCATATACCTCTTGCGGGACGGTAGACCAAACCTCTGCCGGTATAGGTAAGCCAATAGCTTGGCTGTATTGCGCCGCGCTTTCTGGGCTTCCAGTCTTGCCCGCAATATCAATCATTAACTGTTGACGGTATTGGTCAGCCTTCAACCCTGATCGTGCTGCCGCTGCGTCAATTTGCTTTTCTGTTATCTGTAAGCGCCGATCATTCTGCGCGTTAGTAATGCCTTGCTGTGCTTGCTGCGCGTCAAAGTTGCGCCGATCAACAGCTATGCTAGACAGGCTTACCGGGTTATATGGGGTTACTTGGACTGGCATTTAGCCTCCTGGCTGTGGTGGGCCTTGTAATTCTTGGCCTGTTTGAGAATTAAACAAAAAGCCGCCTGTGCTTGGTATAGATCGGTTTCGGTTGAAATACGCCGCACCCAAGTCGCTGATCGTATTGCCTGCAATGTTACCCGCATTCTGGAACGCTGAAGCCCTGGCATTGCCTGTATTCATAGCAATATTGGACAAGTTGTTAGCGTTGCTGCCAACCGCGTTACTAGCCATTGCAGAGCCTTGGCTCCCAAATCCTGCCAGTTGGAATAACGGGTTAAGTACAAAGTCCTGAACACCTGCGCCAGAAAGTTGCTGGTTAAACGTGGATAAGTCTTGAAGCGTCCCGCCTGATTGGTTTAAGCCTCTAGCCGCCGCGCCACGGTCAATAGCCTGCTCGCCTTGCTGCCGGTTGAACTGAATCAACGGGTTATTAGCTACCAGATCCTCAAGGTTTAAGCCGCCTGTGCTTGGCGTACCAGGGGCTGCACCACCTTGCTGAGTTGGTTGCTCAATAGGCGTCGGCGTGGCCACGTTGATCTGTGGCGCTCGGTCACCCCTGCCAGCGTAAAACTGCCCATTACGGTAGTCTAAAATGCCTTGCCCAGCTTTGACCCGCGCACCAGCAAACTTTGTGCCTGCGTCACCCTCTCCGGCTTGGCCTAAAAACTCTACCCCAGCGCTGCCTACAGTCGCATCACGACCGCGAGACGTATAAAGGCCACCGCTTCCATCAGTAAATACAGGCCGACCCTTCCATGTTGCGCCAGCAATAGGGGAAAGCCCTTGTGTAGCCTCTTGGAAGCCAGCCGCGCCGCCGAACTGCCGATTGCGGCCACCAAGCCCACCACCACCTAAACCGCCAAAATCTATCTGTTCTGGTGCCGGCAAGCCGTAAAGGTTAGCTAGAATGCCTAGAGCGCCTGTGCCTACCTCCAATTGAGGTCTTGCCAGTGCAATTTGTGTGTCTAACGCCCGGTTTTGAAAGGCTGCGGAAGCATCCCCCGCGTCACCAATAGCGTCCGAGCTACGATTCGCGCCGTAAATACCCGCACCCGCGCCAACCAAAGCCGCGCCAGCTATCCACAAAGGCATTAGAGCCACACCTCAACCGAATTTATGCTTCCAAATACGTTCATTGGCTCAACCCTCATTGCTTTATAGCGTACTGCGCGAGCCTCATCATAAGGCTCACCCAAATAGTTTGTAATTTCTTCTAGTCGTTCGTCAATTTCATCAAAAGGAACATGCAAACCCCTCAAATCATCTAGTCTCGAATCTACCGCGTGTAAAATATCAAGCATGTCATCAGGCAAGTCCATCAGCGGCAAAACGCTATTATAAACCTCTTTGACAGGTCTTCTTATTATTACTGTTGGCGCATCCCATCGCTCCTGAAAGTCTGTTAAAAACAAACCACAATCAGAATCACCTTTAATCGTCGGCATTAAATCGTAAAACTCTTGCTTTGATTGCAGCCCGTTTAAAGCCTCATGCTCACAATCTAAATACAAAGAAAACCATGATGTCCTGCTTCTGGGTAAGCCGGTAACAAAAAACACTACAGGTCAAGCGCCGTTACCACCCCATCGGGGTATTTGTCCCGTATCGGTCCCGGTAGCGTGTCAAAAGTGGCTATTAATACACCCTGCTTAAACAGCAAGTCGGTCAGGTACGCAATCATGGCGTTAGCATACCCTTTCCTACGGCTACCTGGGCGAACCACAATCTGATCGACCACTGCCGCAAAGTGGTTCTGCCGGTAAGTTATAAACCCTACAGGAACGCCATCAGCTTCGTACACAAGGCATATCTCATCGTCCCTGTGTATCCATCTTCTAACCCAATTCCTAACATCTGAGGGCGCTATAAAGCCGCCATTCTTGTCTGTAGGCGGATAGTCTGCGTATGCCTCGATAATCCATGCGGTATCTTCTGGCGTGGGCTTTCTCACTTTCCGCCACCTGTCGCGGGAGTGCCACCGGCTACCGAAAGGTCGATAGCATTCCAAGCCACAGCGCGTGTAGTTTTAGAGGCGTCGGGTAAGGTCAAAGTCACCGTAGCCAATGCGCTAGCCGTCGCGTTGTTCGTCAAAGTATAAGCCGTGGAGTAGTCCGTAGATGCTGTGTCAGAAACCGCAGTGATTGCGATAGTCCCGGCAGCGCTGGTTAGCGTACCTCGCAATATTCTCTGGCCTACCTGCACCGCGCCCTGACTGTAAAATGTAACCGTGATGTCAAAAGATGGGTCTGAGACAGGAAACGTCCCGGCAGGATCTGAGTTCCAAGCGTAGCCCGTGGGCACGGCCTCTGAATAGCTCGAAGTACCCGCCGCTGCTGTCGCTGTTGTTTCTACCGTTACCGAGCCATCAATAAGACTGTATAAAAAGCGTTGGAAGTCACCAGACATACGCCCTGTATCGTCAACAATAGCCGCCCTATAAGACTGTAGCTGCTTAACTATTTGCGAAAGGCTAAGCGACACGCGCATCTACTAGCGCAAATTGCGCATTGTCTGTCATTGTGAGTTTAAGCACGCGCTCACCGTCGTAGAAGCCGCCTAGCGCTAGAAACTTAACCTCAGTGGTGTATTGGCCTTGAGTGCCTACAGACACCTCTATGCGGTTGCCATACGTCCTGCCGCCATCCTCTGAAATCTCTAGAAATAACTTAGAAACGTCCAACGGATCAGAATTCTCGCCTGTCTCAAATAGCAGTGTGAGGCTAGGCATGGTCTGGTATACGTCTGTGCGTAAAGGTCCAAACGCTCTAATGCGCGCTAGCTCATCGCCATTATGTTGATAAGTATCCTGGTTCAGTTTGTAGAGCTTATCGCCGCCTACATATTCGTTACCAAATGCAGAGGCGTGGTAGTGATACACACAGTCTTTGCGGTCACGAGTCTCGCGCGTATGCCATGCCTTATTGGGGTCTGGAATTGACGCATCATAGACAATGGTCAACTCACCTGGAAAATTCAAATGGTAGAAGTCGTGACCATTCCACGTATAAGCGAAGCCGATAGGGTCAACTGTGGTCTGAGCAATCTGGTACTCAATGCCATAATTACTCACGCGAATAGGGGTAAACCCATCTGCCCGGTAGATAACCCCATTCTCACCTAGCCAGAAAACCGTATTGTCGAGCTTTGCAGGGCTGAAAGTGCCCGTACAGCCGCGCTCTAAGATGGTTTGACGCTGAAAAGGGTTAATAGCATCGCCTGAGTTAAACCAAACCTCTGTCGTCAATTCACCGAACAGCCATAACTCTCTATGATCGACAATAAGGCTGACCAAATCATCTGGCGCGCCCTCTGCTGTCGCAAAGTCTATGCCTGAAATAGTTTCAAAGTCGTTGATTGTGGTGAAGTGGAAGCGGCCTGAATTCTTCTCTAGCAACATGCCGTAGCCGTCTAGAAAATCAGCCTTAGCTGTAGAAGGCATATCTGTATCAGTAATTGCCGTAAGCGCACCACCGGCTTTCTGAACTACCCAGCCGTTACCCGCTGAAATGATTAATAGCTCAAAAATGTTATTGGTCAGAGATACAGGCGAGCCGTCATTAGTAATAGTACCTAGTGTGAGTGCTGTGCCTGTACTCGAAATCTGATACACGGTAGCGCCTGCGACTACGTATAAGCGCCCCCAAGCGTTAATCATCCCTCTGATAGGATAGGTCAAGTCGGCTACCAAATCGGTTCCAGGGACGCCCCGGAGACTAGCAACGCCATCTCCCAACTCTATGAAGACATTGACGGCCTTCTGAGCAGACACAACGCGAGACTGACCCTCGTATGCGCCGCCTATCAACCCTGCAATAGCCTGGCCCATTAGTAGTCTCTAGCCTCTGCTTCGATAAAGTCAGAATCGCCTACAACCGCTGCGTAAAATCTGCGTAAAGATCGAGCGGCCAATGCTTCGCGGTCACTGGGGTTGCGTCTTAAGTCGAATTGATCGAAAACAGGCGTATACATGAATAAAGGAACTAATTGCGCCATGCGCTCATCAGGTATTGAACTCGCCTCTGTCGGGTCAAAGTCTAGGCTCTGTTCTTCGTCTAGCTCTAGCAGGTAATCAGTCAGAGCATTAAGCAACTCCACGTATACAGCGCCTTCTAAGTCTTGCCCTGCTCTGCGCAAGCCAACCTGAAAGGCTGCGCGCTGTACTACATCTCTATGAGTCGCCATAAAAATCCTTAATAGAAGCCCCCCGAAGGGGGCTAATGGCCTTAGCTGTCTAAGGCAGCACCGAAGAACCCGGTAACAATGCCGTTAGCGACATTATTCCAGTACATTTTACGGACTTGCTCTTTGTGTTCAACGCCAACACCTTTAGAGAAGTCGTAGTCTGTCTCGGTCTTCTTAGTCATGCGCGGGCGCTGACCGTAAGCGTGACCAAGTGCCTCTGCACCACACAGATATACAGGCGCAATTCGTGCGGAGGCATTACCCACCGTACCAATGTCTGCAATCTCTGGAACTTCGCGAATCAACACGTTATCCCACATCAGATCGCCGCCCTTGAACAACGGATTGCTCAAACCACGCTCACGCGCTTCACGGGTAGCATTCAAAAATGCAGTATCCGCCATCAAGTCACGTCGAACGATAGAAGGCACAAAGAGAACAAAGAACTCCTCATCTTCAGTCGTGCGCAGTGGCGTGATATGCGGAACCGCTGTCTGAGCCATGCGTTTCATCAG